CTTGGTCCCGCCTACTGTCCAATTGGGCAATAGCGGTATCGATCCCCCAGCCCAAGTGCCACAACGCGACATCATTGATGCGCAAATGGCTTTCTTCGGCACAGGTTGTATCATAAACGAGCAAGTAATTCTTCAAGACCAAGAGGGAGTCCTCGCTTGGGTGTCCGAGCGTCTTGCTGTTGCCATGAGACAGGCAGAGGATTTGATCCTTAGAGATTACATCCTTTCTGCTGCATCTGTGATCAACGCAGGCGGCGGCAACAACGGCGATAACCCGACTAACTTAGGTGTGTCGGATTTCTCCCTAGTTGCGACTACATTGGATACCAACAATGCCTACAAATTTATGTCTGGCATTGAGGGCATGGACCGATTTGGTACAGGCCCAGTTCGTTCAGCTTATTTCATGCTATCTAGCACGGAATTGCAAACGGACTTTGATGGTTTGACTGGCTCAGGATTCCTGTCCCAGTGGAACTATCCAACCAACGCGAGCGCATTGCCATCTGAGTATGGCTCGGTCTTCAACATCCGCATTCTGGTATCTTCAGAAGCGCCTGTTGCTAGACTTGCCTCGGCTAACGGACGCGATGTCTATTACAACTTTGTAATGGGCAAACAAGCGGTAACGCATATCAATCAGGATGGTTATTCCATGAACCTGATTTATCGCGATCCGTACTATTCTGGCATGTTGGCGCAAAACGCTACCTTGGCGGTTAAATTCGCCCAGGCCCAAGCGATTACGCAAGATACTGCTATCCGAAACCTCGCTGCTACACGCAGCGGTAACTAAGGAGGCAGCTATATGACAGAATATTCAAGAATGATGCACGGGACATTTACAACCGCTGCAACGCCTGTTGTACAGGTTATTAACTTGCCCTTCCAACCGACTAAGGTCTATCTACGCAATATTACAGCCTATGATGAGCCTGCTCAGTATGCTGTAACAGAAGCATGGTGGGATTCTTTAGCGGATGCGCAAGGCACCGCCGAGATGTACTATCTTGAGTCGGCTAGTGCGCCTTGGATTGTAGCAGCAGATTCCGTTGATACTGGTGGTATTTCTACCTTTAGCAATGGTCTTGCTCTTCAATTAGGTGCGCAGTTGCAGATTAGCGGCATTACCAAAGCAAGCCCTGCTCAGGTAACCACCGCCAGCGCACACGGTCTTTCAACTGGTCAAATTGTCATTCTGGAAGGTCTCTATCAGTCTTCAACCACTGGTATGCCACAGCTTAGCAATATCCCATTTGTAATCACTGTGACAGGTGCTACAACCTTTACGATTCCGTTCAACACTAACCAGTCTAACTATACTGCACTCTCTGGCTCGCCAACGGGCGCATATGTTAGACAGATTACAGCTCCGAACTTGTACTTGCCAGGCGACAATTATATCGCCAGCATTACCCTTTCGGGCACGAACGTTGTCGTAGCAACCACCTCAAATCACAACTTCGTTGTTGGCCAAGAGATTGCGTTCCGTATTCCAAGTGCATTTGGATCTACGCAGCTCAATAGCTTGCCAAACAACCTTATCCCAGGCTCGCCGATCTATTACTATGTGTCGGCAGTAGGGAGCAATACTTCCTTTACTTGTACAGCATTGTCTGCTGGCGTAACTGCTTTCAACAGCAATCCAACTGTTGCAAGCGTTCCTGGCTTGACATGGGCGCAAGTATTGGCTGTAGGTGATGTGAATACTGGTGGCACTCCTTATAGTGGCGGCGCATTGTACCCAAGCCCTTCCTTCCCGACATTCTCGGGCGGTGTGGCTACGATCAATGGTCCTGCTATTAGCGGCGCGTTTGTCAACAATACGGCCCAAGGATTCGTAATTGGACTTGGTGTAGGGGAAGTGCAGGCATCTGCATTACTTCTTGCAGCATCTTCAATTTACGTATGGGAAGCATATAGATTCGATTCGGATTGACCAAACATACGCATTTTGGTACTCTGGGCTCTCTTAAAATGGGAGCCCAGTTTATGAAGATATGCACCAAATGTGGACAATCCAAAGAATTAGAACTTTTTTGTTTAAACAAGAAAAGTAAAGACGGCAGAACTACAAGATGTAGGAAGTGCCATTCAGAATCAGTAATGGCATGGGCTAGAAACAATCCCGAAAAACACCAAGCACATAGAGATACGGTTTGGCGAAATTATAGGATTAAACGCGGACTTTCTCTTGATAAACCAAGAAAGCCTCATAAAAAGTTAGGAGGAAGCATAGACCCTAACGGATATATGGTTTTTAGAGGCAATAAATGGATTGGGCATCCTTGTGCAGACAAACGAGGAAGAGTTTCGCATCATCGGTTAGTTATGTTCGAAATTCTTGGAAGGCCATTAAAAGAGCATGAAACTGTGCACCATAAGAACGGCATTCGCCATGACAACCGACCTGAAAATTTAGAATTATGGAGCAGCAATCACCCTCCAGGACAAAGAGTAGGTGATCAAATCGAATGGGCCATTGCGTTTCTCAAAGAATACGGATATAACGTAGAAAAAATTTGAGTCCAACCGTTGGACATCTAGGAGATATATGACATTCCCCCCAAATCAAGGCCCAAAAGCCCCAGAACGCAATCCAACACCAACCCCTCAGTATTATCAGCCTAGCGACTTCGAGATTACGGCTTTGACGCTTGGTGCTTCGACCACTGTGACCACTGCCGGCAATGTGAATTATGTCGTTGGACAGCAGGTAAGGTTCTTGATCCCCTCCTTTTATGGGACATTTCAGCTCAATAATCTGGATGGATTTGTGACGTCTGTTCCGTCGGATACCCAAGTTGTCGTGAATATCAACAGCTCTAAGATGAACGCCTTCATCGCTAATCCAACATACGGCCCAACCAAACCTCAGATCATTGCTATAGGCGATGTAAATACAGGCCAGACTATTCCAACGGGGAGAGCCGAGACCATGCAAGAGACGTCTATCCCTGGTGCCTTCATAAATATTAGTCCTTCTCCAGTTGGCACTTTTGTCTAGACTTGCAATCTGTTATATTCTAATTTTAACTTGACAAATCAAGAGGTTAGATATGGCTGAACGACCACAAGTTAAATCGGAATCGCAAAAAGAACTCGACAAAGTAGAAATGCAATTCGACCAGTTTGAAAAGCAGCTAATGGCGCTTAGAGATATGCCCATGAGCAATGCAGAACAGACTGAAGCCCAAACCAAAATATCTACGAAGGAAGCCGTCCAAAGCGATGCTCCTTATCTGAAGCCAATAAGAACAATTGGTCCTGGCGTAAATCCAAAGTCCGGCGAAAAGGAAGCATTCAATGAGAAATTTCGCGCTCAATATGAATATGCCAAGCAATATGTGCGTGTGATCGCAGAGAACAATGAAATTGCAGGCGAGACTATTGAAGTATGGACAAAGCCTTTTGGCGGTCTAAATTGCGAGCTTTGGAAGGTGCCTACGAATAAGCCTGTGATGATCCCTAGATATTTGGCGTCTCAGCTCTCTACAAGGTAATATATCCGCTACACGATGGAAGAGCCAAGAATGACAGGCACAGAAGGCGGCCACCAATTCTATAGCGGCATGATTGGTAGAGATGTAAGAAGAAGGCTTGATTGCCGTCCTGTTGGAAATGTAAGCGTGTCGATGTTTAGCTAATGAACCTACTTCAAGATGTCATCACTTACGTTCGGCGCATCGTCAAGACTCCTAGCAATTCGAGCCTTAGCGACAATCTGATCATAGACTACGTCAACCGATTTTGGCTGAATGACAGTGATGGCATCTTTCAATTATTCGATCTTAAGGTCAAATATACATTCCAAACGCAGCCAGGCATTAATCATTACAATATGCCTCTGTATAATACGAATGGGTATCCTACTCAGATTGAACCAGGAAACCAGTCGATTTCTTATTATCCAGTCTACCAAGGGTTCTTTCAACCTGCATTCGTGAATGGCATTCAGGTGCCTTTCTACACGGACAGCGCAAGCTTTTATAATATTTGGCCTTTATATGTTCAGGCTCTTAATAACACTTTTGTCGGCGATGGGACTGCTGGTCCTTATTCTCTTACTTTGCCCAATTTTCCTGCTTTGGCGGGGTATACGGACATTACTGGGGTCATTGCTGCTGGCTCTGCTACTGATCCTATCATTGCCGCTGCGCCTAATCCTGCTATTTCAAAGACCAGTATCAATCCGGCAGTTTATATAACGACGCAAGATGCTAGCCAAAACTTGATCCAAGTCAATGATACGGGGCAGTTCTTCAATCAGCCTGCATTGTCCGGTAATATGCAATTGGGCCTTTTGACGGGGAATGTAGGCGGTCTCTATAGCCAGACATCGAATGTCATAAATTACACCAATGGTCAGATGAACGTGACGTTTAGCACGAGCATTCCTGCTAATACGCCGATCAACTTACAATGCTTATTCTTTCAGCAAGGCATCCCTAGAGCGATATTATTCTACAATAACTGCCTATCTATTATGCCTCCGCCTGACACGAACTATCAGATCGAACTGAATGCCTACCTTAGCCCCGCAGCATTCTTAACGACATCGACCGCTATTCCATTTGCCTACATGAGCGAATACATCGCCAGAGGCGCGGCGAGGAAGATTCTGACGGATACAGGGGATGTCGAACAATTCCAGTTCTACGAGCCGATCTTTAAAGAGCAGAGAGATTTGGTCTGGAAACGCAGTCAGCGAATCAAAACAAGTCAAAGAACTGGAACCATCTTCAGCGAATTCAGTTCGCAATCCCCATCTAATAACTATGCAGGCGGAGGGAACTAATGTCGATTTCCTATAACCCCAATGTGCCCAATCCGCCCAATAATCCATCTTCAGACGTGGGCGACATGCACACGAATGCCGCTTCGATCAATACATGGGTGGCAGTTGATCATACGGGATTCAATACTGGGTCTGTTCCGAGCGGTCTGCATAAGCAGGTAACGATTCAAGATGAGAATGTCCCGGTATCGAAGCCAGCTGACCCAACTTCGGTGATTTATACCGATGATGGGGTAGCAGACCCTTTGCGCCCCCAGTTATTTTGGGAAAATTCAAATTCTTGGTCCGGCGTCGGCCCGTCTTTAACAGCCCCGTTCCACTTAAGCGCGATAAGGGCTTGGGCTTTGATTTCAAACGGCGCGATCGTAGCTGGACAAGCTTCGAATTGCACTGTATCAACTCCAGGCAGCCCTGTTATGCAAATAAATCTAGCTGCTAATTGTGTAAATAGCGCCGACTACGGTGTATTGTCCAATATCGGTAGCCCCCTCAATCGAACCACTTCGAGCTTTCAATTCATTACAGGATTAACACAGCCTTATGTTGTCTTTGTAGTCCTTCAAATTTGAGGTCCTATGAGCCAAAAAATTATTGTTGGGCCATTCTCTAAAGGACTCAGAAATGATATCCCTCCTTTTTACATAGACAATGAGTCATTTCCTCAGCTAGTCAATGCATTTCAATGGCGCTCAAGAGTAAGAAGAAAACGCGGGACAGAGTTCTTAACAAGGCTAGAGCGATATTTCGATTCTACGAATGCAGCTTATACGCCTAGTTCGCCGCCTTATCATATCGTTTTAGATGGATCGGGTAACGGGAACCTTTTTACTAGCACATATACGAATGGGACTACAACATTTACGCTAGAAGCTACAGGGAATATCAAGCCAGGGACCGTCACTCTTGTTGATACTACGTCCTCTACGACTTACACAGACCCCACCCAGGATGGGTATTTGACGCCTACGGGGACAGGCGGATTAAATACCATAAATTACTCGACAGGGGCCATCCATATCAATGGAGGCGCAGGCCATAGTATAACGGCTGTGTTCAATTACTTTCCTGGCCTGCCCGTGATGGACATAGAGGAGCTGAATCTTAATGCCACGCAATTCCCGCAAACGTTGGCGTTTGATACAAAATATTCTTACCAAGTGCTGACTTCCTCCCCGTACTATTCTTACGACGTCAGCTTCTATAAAAATCCTCCATCGGCAACTTATATTAACTATGTAGCTAAGGCGTCTCCAACTCCCGTAAAATGGCATGGGCAGAATTACCAGCAATTCTGGTCTGTCAATCATGAGAACGCGCTTTGGGCGACAAATGGCATAACAGTCCCCTTTACGACGGCCAATATTGGGATGCAGTTTAAGCCGATCGTGACAGTGGATAATATTACGGCTGGCCCGCCTGCCTCTGCCGATCTTGCTATTACCGCACACGGCCTGCTTGTAGGGGATTTTGTTTTTATCAATGAAGTTTTGACGACTACAGGAATTAATCTACAAACTGGATATGTAATTTCTGTAGTAAATGCAAACAAGGTCAGAGTCGAATTCCCCAATGCGACATTAGCCACGAATGGGACAGGCGGAATAGCACAGTATCTTACGAGCAGCGCCGCCAACCCTAATGTCGATCCAATACGATGGTATGATGGAGACCCAACTGGAGGCCAAGAATCAGCCCCTACTTTTACTGGTCTTGGGTGGGTCAACTTCTCGCCTCCTATTTATCTAAATAATGGTGCTGTCCCTGCAATTGGCGATTTGCAATCGATTATCTATTACCTTGTCGGCGCCAGGATGATTATCCCCTATAAGGATAGATTGCTTTTCTTAGGGGTGGTTGTCCAATCTTCTGGGACTGGACCATTCTATCTGCAAGATACGATTGTCTGGAGCCAAGCTGGAAGCCCCTATTATACAGCCTCATTTGCCTATAGCACAGTAGTCCCTTCGACAAGCGTTTTTGCGGCTGCTACGACTCCAATTTTAACTCCAGCAGTGCAAGCAGGATCAACGATTACGCAATCAGCCATCCCTATTGCCTATGCAGCGGATGTGCAAGGATTCGGAGGTTGGTTAACCGCGGGCTACGCTCAGCCAATAACAACGGTTGGATATAATCAAGACGTTCTGTTGGTAGGCTTTACGAATAGGAAGACAAAGCTTCTGTTCACAGGTAGCGATCTTTTCCCCTTCCAATTCTATATTATCAACTCTGAGCTAGGCGATACGGCTACATTTGGCACGGTCACCTTAGATAGAGGGCTTCTTAATGTAGGTGATAGAGGGTTTACTATTACCGACCAACAATCGAGTGCGCGCTTCGACCTAGAAATCCCCGATCAAGTCTTTCAATTCGACCTTCTTAATAACGGCACGCAAAGAATCACGTCTATAAGGGACTTCACGCAGGAATGGGTCTATTTTACATATCCCGCCAGCACTGAGCAGGCGTTGACTAGCCCTTTCCCGAATCAAACTCTTTTTTATAACTATCGCGATCAATCATGGGCGCTATTTAATGAGTCCTATACCGCTTATGGGCCTTTTAGAAGGGTGACAGGGGTCACGTGGTTGACGATAGGAAATGAATATCCGAGCTGGTTAGATTGGAACCAAGGATGGACAGAAACCGACTCTAGCTTAGAGCAGCCAGAGGTTCTTGGCGGCAACCAGCAGGGCTTTATTTTAGTCCGATTGGATGGAACGACTGGCGAAGGGACTTCGCTATCTATCACGGCAGTTTCTATATCTAGCAATGTCACAACTGTAACGTCGCCCAGCCATGGCTTGAACACAGGCGACTTCGTCTATTTTACTGGAGCCTTGGGCCTATCGAACTTCAATTCCAACCTTACGAACTCGCCTGTAAGCTATATCATTTGGAAAGTGGATGTCATAGATGTAGATACATTTACGATTTCTGGCGATCCGGAGCTGCCTATCCAAATAGCCCCATCGGGAACATATCGAGGAAATGGGCTTATCACCAGGCTTTATGTCCCATTTATTCAGTCAAAGCAATTCCCGACCGCATGGGGAATGTCCAGAAAAACCAGATTAGGGCCACAGCGATACCTTTTGACCACGAATGACGCGCCTAATTCTCAAGTTACGCTGAATATTTATCTCAGCCAAAATGCGGGATTGGCATTCAATACGCCACCATATGTTCCAGATAGTAATTCAACAAATAACTCTGTTATTTATAGCAATGTGATGTTCACGTGCCAGGAGCCGAACAATTTACAGCAGCTTGTTGCCGATCAAGCGCAGACTTGGCATAGGCAAAATACGAGCCTGATAGGCGATACGGTGCAGGTGGCAATTACCATGTCCGATGAGCAGATGTTTGGACTTTACCCGTCTTCCGTATATTCCAATATTACAGGTGCAACGCAGGCCAATCCTTGCGTTTTGACTGTCGTCAATCAGTTCGCAGTAGGCAGTTACATTTTCATTATGACTGTGGGCGGCATGACCCAGTTAAACAATAATAATTATTTGATAACGGCTGCAAATTCAACTTCAGTGACGATCAATGTGGACTCGACAGCCTTTACCGCCTACACATCTGGCGGCTTTTGCTTCAATGTCACGCCAGCCCCAAGCACAGGTGAAATAGAATTGCATGGGATGATCCTAGATGTCTCTCCAAGCCAGGTTCTTGCATGAGCGGTAGAATTATCAATTCTGGTCCTTTCCTTCGAGCTTCTCGGGACTTCCCAGAAGATTCCCAGGCTATGCGTATGGAGCTCATCAAAATGTACAATGATGTCTCCAACAATACGAACGCCAGGACGATTGGTAATTTCGCAACCGGGGGCAGCTCTGTAAATGGGGAGTCTTGGTTTTTTACGGGCACGAGACAACAGGGTCTTAGGCAGGTCTATGCATTTACGACCTTTGCTTCGATAACTCATAATCTACAAATCAACAACATTGGACGTTTCGTACGGATATTTGGGGCATTTACAGATGGCAGCGTCTGGTATCCGTTGCCCTATGTGTCCAGCACAGCAGCGAACCAAGTAGGCGTTAAAGTTACGAGCACACAGATAGTTTTTGATGCTGGAGGAACGGCTCCCACGCCTACGAATGGCCAGGTTGTGTTGGAATGGATAGGCAACGTGTAAAATAATTATTTATTATATACACTCAACGAAAACGAGGTCTTCTATGACGATACCCACAGGCGCCCCAGGCGTCCAAAAAGCCAAAATTCCAGGCTATAATACCCAACAGCTAAGCACGCTTTCCCCAGAGCAACAACAACTCTTCTCTAGCGTCTTTGGCAATATGATGCCGGGGCTTCAATCTGGCATTGGACATCTTGGAAAATTAGCAAGCGGCGATCAATCGGCTTTTGAGCAATTGGAACGGCCCGCACTTAGTCAATTCTCTTCGCTTATGGGCGGATTGTCTTCTAGATTAGGCGGAGCAGGGCTTCGCAGATCAGGAGGAACAGGGCTTGCAGGCTCGACGGCAGCAGCAGACTTAGCAGAAAGGCTACAAGGCCAAAGACTAGGATTGCAGCAGAATGCCATTCAGCAGCTTCTTGGCTTAAGCCAGTCGCTTTTAGGCAGGCAATCTGTAGAGAATGTGACCATGCAAAAACAAAGACCAGCGTGGCAGGAGTTCTTGATGGCGATGGCTCCAGGGCTAGGGCAAGGATTAGGCTCAGCCGCTACAATGGGGATGGGGAACTTTTTGCAACTTCCTGGAATGATTGCGCCAAAACCTGGAACGGTGTGAGGTAAAAAATGGTACAAGTATTACAGCCTAGAGAAGGCTTTGGTCAAGGGGTAGCAAAGGGGCTCGGGGCCGGGCTTTCTGCTGGGATAGGACAAGAATTAGAAGCCGGCAGGCAAGCGAGATTGCTTCAAGCAAAAGAAGAAGCTAAAACGCAAAAACATGGCGAGCTTTTAAAAAGCTTTGGATTCAAAGGAGCTGGCGATCAGCTTACAGAATCTTCTGGAAAATTCCCCAAGCTTTCGCATGAACAGAAAGCCATGCTGGCTTTGACAGACCCAACAGCCTTTAAAGCATATGAGCAGCTAGAATCCGGAATTAAGGAAGAAGAAGAAAAGGCACAAAAAAAAGAAAACTTAACGGGAATCTTGAAAGGAATGTCAGAAACGCTTTTAGAAGGCAATTTAGGCTATACCCCAGCCAAATATGCAACGGCACAAGGGCGAAGAGATGCGCAATATTTTGATTCTCTAGGCGTGCAGTTAGAAAGCATTGGTAAGGAAATGGTTTCAAAAGGCGTTCTTTCCGCTCCTCGTTTTGCTTATCTTTTGAGCAATTTGCCCTCGGCTAACAAATCCGATGCTACCAACGCGGGCGCTATCGAGGCATGGGCAGATGAATTAAATCTCCCTCGGCCTGAAGGTCTAGAAAGCCTTTATAAAAAGAAATCCAAGAAGCCACAAAAAAAAGCTGAGAAACAATCTTCTAAATCTGTGGCTTTTCAAGACGCGCAAGGGAATGTTTACGACATTCCTCTTGATATGGCCGAAGAAGCAAGAAAAGAAGGCTTAAAACCTTTATGACCACGAAAACGGATTTTTCTAAATATTTGAGGAAGCCATCTTCTGAAAATAAGTTTGAACAATACAGACGGGAAGAAAAACCAAAAAGCGCATTAAAAGAAGTTGCGCAACAGGTCCCCCTTGGGGCGGCAAAAGGGGCTATGTCTTCTTATGGCAATATTTTAGAGCTGGTTGGAGCAAACCCACAAGAACCCTTTACGCCATCACAACAGGAGAGGATAGAAAGAGAAGCAAGAGGAACCCCTGAACAATTGGCCTTTTCTATTGGGGATGAGTTAGCGCCAGAGACATCCGGAAGGTTGCCTACAAGCAGAGATATAGGCGAATTTTCACAAATGTTAGGGGCGCCAGAAGCGCAAACTTCAGCTGGGCGAATAGCGGGAATAGGAGCAGAGGCAATCGGAAGCGCTGCCATGTTAGGGCCACAAGGAATCGGCTTGGCTGGAGCAGGCGCAGCAGGCGGAGAAGCTGTACGTGAATTGGGGGGTCCTGAATGGCTGGCCCAAGCCGCTGATATAGGAATTAATTTTTCTAATCTTGGCAAAGCAGCCCTATCAAAGAATTTAAAGCCTTCGTCTAAGCAAGAAAAAGTGGCCGAATTTCTTCGCTCTAAAGGCATACCAGATAAAAATATCACTCCAATTATCCAAGACAAAAAGAAACTTGGGCTTCTCTCGAAAGTTGCAAGTAAATACGAACGAAATGATCCTTGGCTAAATGCGATAAAGGGTGATTTAGGAACAATATTTGAGGATATAAGGGGGAAAGGCAAAGAAGCAGGATTTCTTGAAGGGAAACCGCTTATGGCATTTGAAGAAAGTTTCGATAAGGCTATGGAGAAAGTGCCGCGCATGTACCGCGGGCTTATCAAAAAAGAAATTTCTGATTTATTCCATAACCCAATTGACTTTACAGAGCTTCATGATTTCAATAAGGCAGTTAATGCCATTGTTAAAGATGTGCAAGGCGGGAAAGCAGCCATTGGTCTGCTTAAAGACCCCATTGAAAAGGCCATGGCTTCTATGAATCCAGACCTTTATAAAGAGCTAAAGCTTACAAATGAAGCCTATTCTAAGTTAAGCAAATTCACTGACAAGATGACAAAAAAAAATTGGGAATCCCTCTTAAACATGGGGCAGATTGGCGGTCTTGTTTATGGGCTTTTGACATTAAATACAGACGCCTTGGAAACGGCCGGTCTAACGCTTGCTGGAAGATATGGGGTAAAAAAGCTTCTTACAAGTCCTAGACTACAAAATATGCACGGGAAACTATGGTCTTCTTTCCTTAAAAATGATGTATCGAAAACGCTTCGGATAACTTCAGATATAAAAAAAGAGCTTCAGAAAGAGCAATCGGCTTCATCGGGATCGTATGAATAATGGTCGCCATTATGTCTCGAGTTTTCTTCTTTGTCGTCTTTATTCAAAAGAAGCGCAACTACGCCACCTAGCATAAGCCAAAAAAACCACATATCATTTCTCCTCTTCGTATAAGGGATGTTTCAATCCGAACAAATACCCTTCTAAAAACGCCACCTTCTGCGATAGCTCTCTAACGTCCTCTTTAGTGGCGAACTCAACGAACTTATAGGGCGTTTTGACCTTCTCTTGTCGAGGCTTGCCGCTCATCAAGAATTCCCTGTCTTTCTGCCGGATGGCTTCTTGTTTGCGGGAGTCGTAAATCATGAAGACAAGGATAGTAATAAAAAATACGATCAGGATCGATATGCCGATAGAGCCATCATAGTTTCTGTCTAAAAGCAATTTTGCTAGGAGGCCCATAAGGACTACAATCGCTAAGATAGGAAATACATATTCAGCTTTCATAGGCTCCCTTTTTTCTATAGTATGCGAAGATTATTGATAACGCGTCAGTCCGAAAATTTATTTTAGTTAGATTCTTTATTCTCTAAAATTTCTATGTCTTCAGTAGTGGAATAAGGAAGAAATGCATTCACTTTTTCCATAAAATCTTCCCAAGACGAGCTAGATTTCATTAGCTTCCTTAACATGTAAATATGCGATTTTAAGTGAGTAACCCCTTGCTCTTTTGTCAACCACTGATGATGGCGACTGGCACGATGGCCCGTTGGCGTAATAGGGTTTCTTTCTTCAAGCATATCGACTAAATTCGGCGCCATCCTTGCATAAACCAGGTCTTTTGTGTATTTAGCGATCACCCCTGGCCGATGCTGGATCTCTCGAGCAGGGTTCCATTTTTTTAATCGGAAAATCTCTAAATAAAATTCATCAGGGAATGTTTTTGCCCATTTTGCCGCCTCTTGGTTCAAATACTTGTCTAAAAGAAGCTGCAAAGCATTTTTATCCCGCAATTCCTGGTATCCGCAGGATTCGTCTACAAGGGCAGTGATCCCAATCTTTGCTAGAGATTTTTGGACTATTTTTGCAGATGCCGCAAATTTAGTTTGCCTTTCATCTAAATAACCTTTTTCTAAGGAATCGATATATAATTCACAAGTAAGAGGAAGAAGAGATGCGTCATACCCGATTGCGCGAGTCCCCGTGGGGAGCCTAAACTCAATAGGAGAGCTTGCAACAATTATCTCTTTTGTAATTAAGGGCTTGAAAACACTGGCGCGAAGGAATGGAGGAAGCTTTTCAGCCATAGCGCCGGCCCCTCCCTCGGGCCGCGATCGTCCCAAAGCTTTGTGCATGCCCGAAGAGGTCAATAGACGCCTGCCATCAGGAAGAACGGCGCATTGGATGTCTGCTATCCCCAGTTTCAAAATTCCGGATTTCACTGCTTTTGGCAAACTTTTCACATCTGACATGGAGTCGCTCCGTTTAGATCTCGATCGAGATCGTAGCTAAGAGAGCCCATATTTGTCGATTGGCAATCTTTATTTTATTTCTCGCACAGCGCCATTTCGTATGCAGGACAGCCAAAAAAATGCAGGAGATATTAAAAGGTGCAGGGGGGCAAAAAACGCGCAGGTTATGCACGTCTTCTAAATTGGTTCATTTTTTTATGGACTTATCCTGCTTGGTAAATTAAATTTTGATTTAGCTTATTCCTCCAAGGAGTCCCTATGTCTTTCAATCCCCTGACAGCACCTCAAGGCGCCAATCTCTCAACCGTCGGGTTTGGCTATCGTCCTGAGAATGTCGAAATCCCTTTCATCTCAACTGTTTCCCCAACATCTTCTAACATCGGGCCTCCTGGCGCGCCTTTCCCTGTTGGTAAGAGATGGATCAATACTCTGACGAACAACGAATATGTGTTGACCTCAGTTGCTTCTTCAGCGGGATCAATTGCTGCTAACTGGATTAGCATTAACGCTGGCGCAGGATCGGTTAATAGCATCAACGGCCTTACTCCTTCCGGTGGCAACATTACGATTGCAGGGACAGCCAACCAGATTGGCGTGTCGAATGCAGGTTCGACCGTAACGCTTTCGGTTCCTAGCTCCTTTGCTGTACCAGGAACAATGACTGTGGCAAGCAATGCTGCATTCAATGGTCCTGTTGCGATCAATGATGGTGTGACTGTTACTGGGGGCTTGACCCTGGATAGCATCACGATTTCAGGGAACGTAACCCTCGGAAACACCGCGGGCGATATCGTGGCTCTTGGAAACACCAGTGGCGCAACTGCTGTGACGATTGCGGTAGGTACTGGCAACTTTGCCCTTTCTGGTGCTGCAGGATCGACTGTCACCATTGGCACTGGTCTTACTACTGGCACTATCCTGATCGGTGGTACCGCAGAGACGGGGACTATAACTCTTGGCTCGTCTTCTGGGACTAACACAGTTGCAATTGGCGCTGGAGCAGGAGCAACCACGGTCAACATAGCCCAAGGCAATGGCGGCAATACTGTCGCGATGGGCGGCGGGACGGGTACTAATACAATTAACATAGGTCACGGCGCGGGCACTAATACGATCTCTATCGGAGATTCTGCGACTGGCGTGGAAACGATCACAATCGGCTCTGCTAACTCCACAAGCGGCATGACGCTGAAGGTTGGAACAAGCAACTTCGTTCTAGATGGTGCTGCAAGTTCTACTTATGCAGTTGGTGCATCTACAACAACAGGCACCATTACAATCGGCGGGACAGCGCAGACAGGTGATCTAGTATTAGGCTCTTCATCTGGCACCAATGCCGTAAAAATCATGAATGGAGCAGGAGCTGGTACATTGAGCTTAGGCGTTGTGCAAACAGCTGGCGCAATCAATGCCGGTACCGCGATGACAACAGGGACAATCACGATTGGCGGCACTGCTCAGACAGGCACAATCACCCTTGGTTCATCTTCGGGGACTAACACACTGGTAATTGCTGGCGGAGCGGGAGCGACAACGCTTCAATTGGCAAATGTCCAGACAGCAGGCTCTGTTGCTGTCGGCGCAGGCATGACCACCGGCACGATCACTATAGGTGGCACAGCCCAAACTGGAACATTGACTTTGGGAAGCTCTTCTGGAACCAATACTCTTGTGATTGCAGGTGGTGCAGGCGCCACTGCGGTACAGATCGCCAACGTCCAAACAGGCGGCTCAGTAGCAATTGGTGCTGGCATGTCAACGGGAACTATCGCAATTGGCGGCGCTCAGACAAGTGGTACGATCTCCATCGGTGGCGGCGTGCAAACAGGCACCATTACTGTGGGCGGTGGCACTGGCGCACAGATAGTGAACCTTGCAACTGGCGCAACTGGCGTTAAGACTGTCCATATTGCGGATTCTGCTGTAGCCAACGTTGTCACCCTTGGATCAACCACTGGAGCAGCTTCTACAACAATCCAAGCAGGCTCGCTTGGCATTACGCTTACAGGCGCTGTAGTTGCTTCGACAGACGTTACATCTACCGCGGGAAACATCATCATCAACGGAGCCGCAAAACAGCTTAGAGTTCATGGTGGCGCTGTAACCGACTTTATCGGCCAAGCGACACTTGTAAACGGCACATTAGACGTAGCGAACACGAATATCGCCTCAACGGACCGTATTTTTATCACAAGATCGGCTAAGAACGCCTCGACAGCGTATGGCTCGTATACTACAACCATTACCGCAGCGACCAAATTTAACATCACTGCGCAAAAAGCAGACACTACAACCGAAACAAATGATGTATCGACACTTGACTATTTCATCGTAAGACAAGTCTAAGGGGAATAAATGCTTAAGAACCTATCGACTCTTGAACATAAAATCGAAGATCGGATCTATCAATTCGTATGCGCATCTAACGCGCCTCTTGGTGAGGTGCACGATGCGCTGGTTAAAATGAAGGCATTTGTAATTGGAAAAATCCAAGAAGCACAAAAGGCAGAAGAGCCAAAAGAGGAGAGTCCCCAATGAGTTTAGCTGTAAGGGCAAATTATGACACCCTTCGTTCCTTAGCTTTTGGCTCCATAAGCGGAACCTATGCAGCTTTGGGAACGGCTTTCACTCGGCCAGTGAGAGTTTTTAAAATAGTAAACAACACTGACGGCGACGTTTTTATAAGCACAGATGGATCTAATGATATGGATTTCATCCCTGCTAATAGCTTCGTTCTCTATGACCTATCATCAAACAGAGAAATCACTGCGGGGGTATTTGAATTGCCCGCTGGCACACAGTTTTTTGTGAAGCAAAGCACGGCTCCCACGAAAAACGCTGTTTACCTGGTCGTTTTTAAAGCTCTGCCAATTAACCCGGCTCCTAATAATCTATGATGCAATCTGGACAGCCTAAAAAGCCCGATCCTGAGTATGAAGTACGATTAGCTGAGATGGAGCGCAAGTACTCAGCTATCTTGGAGAAAATCCAAAAATACGATGCTGGGTTAGCCAAGATATTTGAATTTTCAGCGCGCCTGGATGATGTTATCGCCAAGCTAAATGCTCACATTAGCGACTACGTGCAGTTCAGAGAGAACCAAGAAAAGTCTTTCTGGAGCACGGACAAGATCATAAAAAACCACGAAACTGTCCATGTGAACCTTAAGGCTGATTTCCAAAATGTAAGCACTAGGGTCGAACAATATGACAAGCAACATATTGAAAATCTTGCGACGATTGGTAAATCGGTCGGGGCTCTGAATGAGAAGCTGAACCATATTGCCAATGTGGTCATTGATAAAGATCAGATGCAAGAGATCATGGAGCATGTGTTGCTGCAGATCGAAGGGGTTGCCAATAGCAAACAGCCCCTTATAGCGGAGATCGATAAGCTAAAGATCGATAACTATAGGCTTTCTGAGGCTATACGGCAGATTCAGGAAATCCCTCAAAAGCTATCCGATAAAATGCAATCAATGGGGCAGTCGATCGGGGTCTTGGAAAGCAATTTGAAGCGCGACATAACCCATGTTTCGGATGCACAAGACGTGTCATTTAAGATCTTTATGCAGGACTGCGAGAAGAAGCTGGCCGATTGGAAAGTGGAAATATTGGGCACGCCTACAGCCAACTTGAAGGTTAAGGAAGAGTTAGAACAAAAGATGCAAATGGCCCAGCTCGACGGCTCCAATGCTGTGATTAAAGTGAATAACGTAGAGCAGCAGATTAAGCTTTTAGAGAAAAAGCTGGAAAACTTACAACTTCAAGTGAAGAGAAACGAGCTTGCAAAATGAGCCAAGCAGGTGCATTAACTGAAGGCGGCAACGCGCCAGGAGGTAATGTTGACCAAATCGACGCTGACATCGGTTTTGCTGTTCCTCTTGCTGGCGTTATTAACATTTTTGGCGGGTCTGGCGTTAGTACATCAGCCAGTGGAAATACTGTCACCATCAACGTATCTGGAACTGGGTTCACATGGAATGTAGTTACGAGCGCAGACAATCCTGTGACATTGGCTCCGAACAATGGCTATATCACAAAAGGAGCCAGTGCGGTGCAATTTACGCTGCCTGCGTCTGCCTCGATCGGCGACGATTACAGAATCGTAGGGTATGCGAATCTGTGGACGATTGCACAAAATGCGAATCAGACAATGACGTTAGGGGTACGGACTACCACGGCTGGAGTAACTGGATCGCTCACCGCGACAGCCGTAAACGACTCGATAGAGTTGGTGAATGTGACAAATAATCTGGAATGGGTCATAACGGATTCGGTGGGCAATCTAACGATTGTGTAAAAGATAAGAGCAGCGTACCATCTCCATCATAAAAGGAGTGGGGTATGCTAAGAGTTTGCAAGGATTGTGGAGAACAAAAAGAGCTAAATAAGTTTGTCAACCAGAACGGCAAATATCGCTTTAAGTGTAAAGAATGCAAGAACAAGGCGCGAAGAACTGGAAGGCCGAACGAAGGCAAATTTAAGCCTGGACATGACAAAGGAGTAAGGTTCCAGAAAGGCCATACTCCCTGGTACAAAGTGAAGGGTGTGCCGCCTCCTGCTAAAGGAAATGTAGATCGGGACAATTTTAACAGATTCTCGAGCCATCGATATAAGGTTTGGCGTGAGGCGGTCTTTGAAAAGCATGGGAAAAATTGTAAACTTTGCCAGAATGATAAAAGAGTGTGAATACATATCTTAAATCATGGAAGGAAGACGAAGGCTTGAGATTTGACCCAGAAAATGGGATTCCTCTTTGCTGCTCATGCCATGGGAGTTTAGAGGCCTTGATAAGAAAAAACAAAAAAGAAAAAGATTTGATAGAAAGACAATCCAAGGTAAACTAAATGGCCACTGGTAATTCGATCAATGCTAACGGAGTAGGTCTGGCCAAATACGATGGCGCAGGCACGTGGTCAACAACCACGGTCACCCAGCACAGCGTGCTTATAGGCGGCTCATCCAACGCAATCACTTCGCTTGCCCTGACAAATGGTCAGCTTGCAATTGGCTCTACGGGAGCCGATCCAAGCGCAGCCACGCTAAGCGCTGGAACAGGTATTAGCATTTCAAACGGCGCAGGATCGATTACTATTAGCGGGATTGGAGCTGGCCTTACATGGTCAACTATCACAGCGAACCAGACAGCGGCGATCAATAACGGCTATGTTTGTAATAAGTCCGGGACACTTGTTCTGACAATGCCAGGAACAGCGGCTGTAGGAACCGTCATCGCAGCGGCTAATCTCAATACAACCAACGGGACGCAATTTTTGAGCGCCAACCCAGGCCAATTGACTCTTGGGATTGCATCAGCAACAGCGAATACAGGAACGTTTACAAGCACGCAGTTAGGCGATATGATTTTCTTGGTCTGTGTCGTGGCCAATACAACGTGGTTCGCCTATGGCGTACAAGGGAACTGGACGGTAGCGTAATGGTAACAAATAGCGCCGGCAACTTAGCAACAGGTACTAGCGGGCAAATAGTGGTGGGCCAAGGCTCTGGCTCTACGCCTCTATTTAAGACACCGACTGCCGGAACTGGGCTAACGGGCACTTTCAATACCACAACGCATGACTATGCATTGACAATACCGGTTGCTAAAACTAGCGGTGGTAGCGGTTCAACGAACTTCACGGGCAATAGAACTCTTTTAGGCACTCAGTCCCCTACAGGAACAACTGCAGTGTTCAATAGCTGGACGACTGGCTATCAATACTATTTATGTGAGTTCATCGAAGTAATCCCTACAACAACCTCCACGCGTCTAGAAATCGCCTTTTCAACGGATGGTGGCTCTACTTATACCAACGTGACCTGGGACAATGGCGGCTTTGATGCTGCTTCCACAGGTGGCGGGTCTTTTGTAGCCAACTCCGGCGTCTCGGCTACTCCTGATATCTTGCTCGGCAACGTTCAGACCAACAACGCCGATGAAGGGGTAAATGGCTGGCTTTACTTATGGGGACTAGATTCCTCGGGAACTTTTCGAAAAGTCATGCATCAATACATTACGCATCCTACAGGTACCAATAGCATGACATTTCGCAATATCGGCTATCACGTGCGTCTGACAACCCAAGTCACTGGCTTGAGATTTATCTATAGCGGAGCAGGCGGCTTTGCCTCGGGAACGATTAACTTCTATGGGGTAAACTGATATGTCGCAAGCAGGGATGCTAGAAAAAAACGGCGGGTCGGGTGGCTCAAGTATCAATGCGATTCAAGTAGACGCATCTACACCTCCAGGCACCAATCCTGTCGTACCGAACGCTGCGAACTTGTTAACAATGACAGGGGCGCAAGTTGCTGCGGGAACGACTTCTAATGTCATACGCACAGATTCCGTTGCTGCGAATACGGTAACGATTGAGGTGCAGAGATCTCAAGCGGTTGCCTCTTCGACGATAGGCGACAATGGCGTTTCGCATTTCGATTCGCACTTTTTCACCGTAGACGCGAACGGCTTTGTAAGCTTTACAGGGACAGGCGCAGCTGAGACGTTGACAGGCAATAGCGGTGGTGCCGTAGGCCCCACTGCAAACAACATCAATACCGTCGGAACTGGCTCGATTACGATTGTAGGCAATCCTGGGACAAGCACGCTTACGACAGAATTGACAGGACTGACAAATCATTCTCTTCTCGTGGGAGCAGGAACGCCCACGATCACTAGTTTAGGCGTTTCTACAGATGGACAGCTTCCAATTGGTTCGACTGGAGCCGATCCGGTGTTGGCCACATTGACTGCCGGAACTGGTATATCCATCACAAACGGGGCAGGATCAATTACGATTGCAGCGAATGGATCAGCGGTTGTTGAGACACTTACAGGGAATACAGGCGGTGCAATTAGCCCTACGGCAGGAAATATTAATACTGTCGGCACGGGATCTATCACAATAGCAGGATCTGGATCTACGCTAACAACTCAATTAACGGGCCTCACAGCACACGATGTTTTGATAGGCGCAGGAACAGCTACTATCGGACTTGTCGCTCCAAGCGCAACGAGTGGCGTACCGCTTATTAGTCAAGGCGCAGCGGCTGATCCGGTGTTTGGCACGGCTGTCGTTGCTGGCGGCGGGACTGGAGCAACTACGCTTACAAATCACGGCGTGCTTTTAGGACAAGGGTCCTCCGCCGTTGTTGCCACTGCGGTTGGCGCTACAGGCACCGTTTTAGCAGGCAATACGGGTGCTGATCCAACATTTCAGACTATAGCCGCAGCTGGCGGCATTACGACGATCACAGGGAATACAGGTGGGGCCGAAAGTCCACTAGCTGGAAATTTCAATATCGTTGGCACTGGGAGCATTACTGTTGCAGGATCGGCGAATACGGAGACAGTACAACTTACAGGCCTAACTAATCACTCGTTGCTTGTAGGTGCAGGGACAGCCACAATCACCAATCTTGGTGTGGCGACGAATGGCCAATTGCCGATAGGCAGCACAGGCGCAGACCCAGTTTTAGCCACATTGACCGCTGGAACCGGCATTTCGATTAGTAATGGAGCTGGCAGCATAACGATTGCTGCTACCGCCCTTACCACTTGGACAGACAACGGAACAAATTTTAATGCCGCAGTAAATAACGGCTATTTCACAACGGCAGCGCTAACAGCGACCCTTCCTGCAAGCCCTTCCCAAGGCGACACGATCGTATTTATAGCGGATACAGCTTCCCAGCTCACAATTTCTGCAAATACCGGACAAATTATTCGTATCGGGTCGGCTACATCAACAGCTGCGGGAACTGCAAAAAGCAATGCTATCGGTGACTCGGTTACTTTGACCTATAGAGCCGCCGATACGACATGGCTGGCAAGATCTGTAAACGGAACATGGACAACGGCATAATATGGCAGAAGCCAATAGCATAAATTCATCCGCAGCAGGAATAGTAACCAATACAGGGACTGGATTTACTTCATCCACAGTTACGCAACATGGCGTATTAGTTGGCGGAGCTTCTAATGCAGTTTCAAGCACATCTGTCGGTTCAACAGGTCAAGTTTTACAGGCAAATTCAAGCGCCGATCCTACATATAGCACTGCTACCTATCCTTCGACGGCTACAGGCACGGGCAAGATTTTAAGAGCCGACGGGACGAACTGGGTAGCAACCACAGCGACTTATCCAAATACGGCAGGGACATCTGGGAACGTACTTACTTCGGACGGAACAAACTGGAATAGTTCGGCATCTTCTGGTGTAGGCGGATGGGTTAAGATTACAACAACAACAGCGTCCAGTTCAGCTTCGATTTCCTTTAATGACACAGCTTATTCAAATTATGTTTTGGTAGTAAACGATTCACTTCCTGCTACCAATACCACAACTTTGCAATGTCAATTTACCACAAATAGCGGGTCAACTTATGTAGCAACCAGCTATCAATCTGGCCTGAATAATGCTCAATATAATTCTGCTTCTTTTGGAAATACAAGTAGCACAACCTTCACCCTTTTAGCAGGCGCACAAGATAGCGCTGGATCTATAGGTATTAGTGGGACTTTCTTTTTCTATGGGTTTAATACTCCTACAGCCAACTTTTCATGTCGCGGGAATGCTACATTTATGTTTGGTGGTCAAACTTTTATGGCCATAGCCGCTACAGGACATGCCACAACGGGAGCAAATGGAATAAAAATCACCTTTAGCTCTGGAAACATAGCATCGGGGACTTTCACTTGGTATGGGCTGGCAACATGAAATATATAATTATTGCATTACTCCTCTGCGGTTGTATGCCATATGGCGGTGAAGAGTTTGATTTGAAAGTTGAGCCAATTAAGGAAGAGCATCATGCCTGATTATACAGCTACCTTTCTAGATGCATTAGCAGTCGGCAGGACTGGCAGTGATGCCTTTATCACGCACTTCAATACACGCGATCCTACGCCCCAAGATATTAACTACCCTGTGCAAAAGCGCTGGGTCAACACTGACAATAATACCGAGTGGATATTGCTCGGCTTTCTTTCCACAGGCGGCGTCATAACAGCTAATTGGCTAGAGCTGATTTCTGGGTCTGGCATTACCGAAACGCTTACAGGCAATACTGGAGGAGCTGTATTTCCCGACGGAAGTAACAACATAAATGTTATCGGCGATACAACGACAGTAAACATTGCTGGTAATCCTGGCACACACACATTAACGGTGTCTGCAGTAGCTGAAATCCCCACTTCATTCGTTACCGACTCTGGAACGGCCACACCTATTGCACATGTTTTGCGCGTGGTGGGAGGAACGAACGTATCTACTTCAGGACTTACCAATACCATCACTATCAATAGCACATCGACACAGTTCGCTTTTAATTATACGAACGTGAATCATGCGGCATCTCCCTATACCGTGCTTACGACAGATAACTATATTTCTGTGGACTGTTCCGGGGGAGTGGTTACGCTCAATTTCCCCAATACGCCAGTTGCCAAGCAGATTTGGATCATAAAGGACCGCACGGGCAGCTGCGCAACAAACAACATAACGATTACTACTCCAGGTGGAACTGACACATTTGACGGGCAGACAAGCTTAATAATGGACAGCAATTACATGTCCTTAAATCTTTTAGCAAATGCAAGCCACAATTACGAGGTCTGGTAATGGGATATGTAGGAAGAGGAACGAATACTCAAGTTTTAAGCGACCATACAGGCGGGACGCTGCCTAATTTCCAGACTATTAGCTCTACTGGTGCAATAACTCAGATAAAACCTCAGATATTTACTTCTTCAGGAACATATACCCCAACTATAGGCATGAAATATATACAGTGTATATGTGTAGGAGGGGGCGGTGGCGGAGGCGGCACAGCAAATGCGGCGGCCAGCACACTTACAACAGGCGGCTGTGGTGGAGGTGGGGCAACATCTTATATTATTTTAAGCGCCGCTTCAATAGGAGCTTCACAAGCAGTAACAATTGGGGCTGGAGGAACAGCTGGGGCGTCAGGGAATAATGCGGGAGGGAATGGCGGAACAACTTCTTTGGGAATTTTATGTACCGCTCCTGGAGGGTCTGGGGGTCCTGGAAGTGCTGGCAGCGGAGCTGTTACAGGGGGGGCTGGAGGAATAGCCGGAGTGGGAGATTTTTCAATGCCTGGGCAAAATGGCGGGAGCGTAAATCAAACCTCGACGATTAACTTTGTTCCTGATGGAGGGAATTCTTTATTTGGTTTTGGTGGTCAAAACGACTGGGTGCATCCGTCACCGAACGCTGGGTTCCCAGGAAAAAATTACGGGGGCGGAGCATGCGGCGGGGGGTCATTTAATGGAAACGGAGCAGCTGCTGGGGCTGTTGGAGCGCCTGGCATTGTGATAATCACAGAATACATTAGCACCTAATCCTCTGGCAATCTCCATCCCACAATCCATCCTAAGCAAGCCCAAAACATGGCGCGTATAAACCTAGTTGACATAGCGCCACGTCTTGAAATGCCCATTGACGGCATAGATCAAAACCCTACCATGCGCAGGAGGATATATATCATCGACAGACACCCATTTGCCACCCTCAAAGTCAGCTTCAATTGATCTGTCAGAAGATTCTTTAGCGTCGTATTCTGCTCGCTCCTCATCGGAAGCCCTTTCATAAGCCGATTCCTTGATAGCCTCATCCAATGGCCTATCAGTATGCACTTCGACGTGCGCATATAGGGGGTTAAAAGGCTTGTCCCAATCGAATATCTTTTCTAGGCCAAGGCCAACGCCAGCAATGCCTAAGAATATTCCTAATGTGAATGTCAGCAATTTGGTTTCATGTTTCATTTGTTTTTCCTCTTGGATGAAGTCGATTCATAGTTCGCCAGGTATCGGAGTTCGTAGCGTATCCTCTCGCCTTTCGCTGGGATTCCCGCATAGCCTTCCGGTGGCATAGCTTGCAAACATGACGGCTATCACCTTTTGACGAGGGGAAGGGAAATTCGCAGGTGGGCTTGGTTTCTTTGCACTTGCGGCATTCTTTAGGCTGCAAGACGGGTGGCAGAGTCATGGCTTCCCTTCCACAAGTGTTATATGGTCTACATTGAAAATTAAAACGGAGCCATCTTCATTCGTAATACTACAGAACCCGCCGTTTTTCTTTCGTCCCTGCTTAAAGAAATAGTATACATCTTCTATAGTGTCGATGTCTTTTAAACAGCAGGTTATCTTTCTTTCATCAATTAGATAGAATGTCCATTTCATCGTTCGCTCTCTTTTGGCGAATAGCCGCAATTAGGGCAATAAGCTACAGGATGCTCTACACATTCCATTCTATTTATAAACCAGCAACTAACCTTCAATCCATGCTTTGTTTCCGTACAGATAAGCCCGCTAGGTGTTATGCAAGAAGGCATTTCTTTTTTAGGAATCCCGGGGTCTTCAAGCTCTCTCCACCATTGCCATTCGGAAAAATCAATTTTGTCTCTTTCTTCTAAAATCGACTTTTCACCATTAGAAACCCATAATAAATATTTTCCGTCGATAGGAATGAGTTCAGATGATTCTATCCATTCGCTCACGTGAACCTCCAACTCTCAATTCTGCCTTTCCTATAATCCTCGACATTAAGATTCGCGTCAGCAGCTAAACGGGCGGTATCGATGTTGCCTTTGCGCATATACTTCACGAACCTATGATCCCCGATTTTGCATGACCTGCCGTTGCTGTTCTTTTTTAGCACAGACTTGGCCTCTTCGATCATGTTTTCTTGCTGCTTGATGATCATATTGGCCGACTCGATAATTTTTACGGCCTCAGTTGACGCAGGATCGTGTAAAACCTCTAGATCCATATCTGTAGGCTCTGGCGGAATAAACTCAACCAAATTGCGGTAAAAGGCCTCAGCAGCGATTTTAGCCTTTTCTATGAATGCGTCGTCGCGCTTGACCGCTATGATCTCATAATCGCTATCCGTTTGATAAGAAACGTAGTACAGCATCTCGACATTCGCTACATACAATTGCCACTGGCATTGGCAAAAATAAATACTCGGCACCACGCCCAGCTTGGCCGATTGATGATTGGTCGCTCCAAGCACCTTAATCTCCACTATTTTCACTTTTGCCGATGGACAATAGCCATCCAGCGATGCAATGAAATAAGGGATCGTCTCATGCTCAACGCAAGCTTCGGGATAAGAGACGCCGAAATGCCTTTCTATGCACTTTCTTGCATCCGGTTCCTTATCAATGCCCCTCTGCATTGCATCGTTGACAGGCTCTTTGTGGCCTGAATTAATCTCATCGTAGAGCATGAGTGCCGACTTTTTTGGATGAAGCCCCATAATTGGGGCAATCATCGTCGCACTAATTTTGCCCCTGCGCCATTGAAGCCAGGAATCGGTTTTCTGAACTTGGGGGACAGTCTTAACCATTGATAATCTCCAATGCTTGAGAAAAGGCTTTAGTGGCTCTGGTTAAGTAGGTTTTTGCCTCTCTGATAACTTCTAAGTTCTCTTCAGAGGCCCCTTGAGAAAGCAAAGTCAAGCATGTATCTAACTTATATAAATATTCTATGGGATTGCGTGTGGGCATTTTAGCCATTGACCGTCTCCATTTCAGTCTTTAGTCGTTCGGCGTTATGAACTTCAACCCTTTCCATGATCGTCTTAAACTCGCTTGCTGGAACGTCCTGGAACGACGAGGCCTTATAGAAATTCAGGATGCGAGCCTTATATTCTAAATCATCCCCGATCAGCTCCAGAATCTTCCTAGCATCATCGGCAGAGATCGTTTCTACTGATTTGCTATTAATTTGTGCAGATTTAGTATTTGGCACGATCTCGATAGCCTGCTCCATTTCCTCTTCCGTGTACGTGCCTGCCATTTCGGATGGGAACGCGCGTCTTAAAGCAAGGCTCTCTGCGCACTTGGCCAGCATAGCATGGGGCATCTTCTTCCACTGACCCTGACCAGCATCGTATTCCGACAGGATAGCCGTAGCCCCGATCTCATGCCATTGCTTATCCGGCCCCAATCGCTTCACGTAGGCCGTAGCGGAGAACAGGTTATTGTTCTTGTAGGTAAAGCTAGGCTCTTTGCCTGGCATGTACTTGCCCGATCTTTCGGCTATCTTGCGATATCCATCAATGCCAACGATCATGGTAGGCTTGGCCTTCTCGCCTTGGCCGTACTTGATAAAATAAATTTCCTTTTTCTTAGGGTCGAGACCCAAGGACTTCGCCATCTCAATGAATAGGCGGAATTCCATGTCTGTCGCATTGGCACAGAACATGTTCTTGATGACGGTCATCTCTTCTGGGTTAAACTCGATCAGGTCGTTGCTCATATTCCCTCATGGTTTTTTCTTGTTGCCCACAAAGATAGCATAGGCTACCATTTATCACAACACAAAAGCAGAAAAAGGAGACTTTGTAGACATGGACTTTTACACGTGGCTCGCCAAGTACAGGATCGAGCAAAAAGATATGTCAAAGAGATTGGGTGTATCAGCAAAATATTTATCTGCGATTGTAAATGGTAGGCGCAAACCTGGGGAAACATTAATTATTTTAATCTTGCACCTAACCAATAACGAAGTTACGCGCAAAAGTTTGTTAGAGCCAAGGAAGAGGTGATATGAAAGTTAACTTTTTAGATTACGACGCCCCAAATAGCAACGCTAAAGAATTAGACGCAATTGCCGTCAAGTCTCTAAATGAGAAAGGCGGCGTTTGGTATCAGAAAAAAGGCGCAATGTATTACATGGATGCTGATTTTGTAAGGAACGTGTGTAAGGAGCAAGATGCAACCTGAGATGCCCGAGCTTATAAGCGGCGTTCCAATTGGAGCACTTGGTGAAGCCCTATCAAAGGACCAGGCCAATCTAATAAGCGAGCTTATGCAACCAGATATGTTTAAATGGGAATACCAACGAATTGGAGGATGTATTGTGGAAGCTGCGGATATACCAGAATGGAAGGCCATACGCACGATGTCCGACGAGGACTTGCGGGGCTTTTTGGAGAACAACGATAAGATTGATCCGCATTTGCTAGCGATTGTGTGTAGCGAGGTTTTGAGGCGAATGTGGAAAAGCAAGATTACGAGAATGCAGCTTCCTATAGATGTTTCGCATTTGCCTGCTATGAAGCTTTCAAAAGATATGTTGACTAGGGATGGGGCAAAGTGATGGAAATCACGAAAGAACTATTAAGCCAGGGGCCGCAGCCTCCAAAGATTCCTAACCATTCTGACAAGAAAAGATCGTTAAAGGACTATGATGAGCTTGTTGAGTCGATTGAGAAGAGGATAGGGGCCGTTAAGTTGCCAGAGGAGCCAAAATGACAGGGTGGTTAAAATGCACAGAAAAGATGCCCCAGATAGGTTCGATTGTTTTGGCATGGGGCGGGAATATGCTCGAACAAGGAGGATATTTTATCTGCCAATATTTTAATCGCCGGGTTCTGCTAAACGACACCTATCCTAACGACTCCAATTATAGAAATTTTAACCCAAGCCACTAGATGCCGTTGCCGCAGGAGCCGAAATGAAAATCTGCCATATATGCGATTCAAAAGAACATAAGAAGATCGTAATGCAACATAATTGGGACGCGTGGGATGTCTTTATGACAATTAGAGATTTTAATCAGTTTAAAAACCTCCATCCAAAGAAAGTTTTAGAAAGGGAAGATGGAGAGGTCTTTATCAGGATCGCAGAGCAGGATGGGACGGAAGCAACCTATATCACGAAAAGATGTAGAGCAGGGGCGGAGATGCGGGAATAGTAAGAAATTTTTCACTACCGATTTAAGCTGCCGAGGCTTATCTTGGCCAGAAATAAAGAAGCCCCTAGGTATGAACTAGAGGCTCTAGAGACTTCAGATACTCGATACGGCAATGTCGAATATCTTACTCGAGGCGGGATTTAATTCCATCTTAAGTAAAAAGTTTACAGAGTCAAGTCAAATCTAGGGGTCTTCCACCAACACAAGGAAGGCTCTATGCATCATTCATTCGATATATCCCTGGCATCTGATCTTAGCGTTCACGAAGCCATCATGATCCATCATTTTCAGCACTGGATTAGGATCAACCGAGAAATTGGCAAAAACAACCACGATGGGCATTGGTGGTCTTACCAGACCCAGGAATGGATCGCTGCGCACTTTCCATACTGGAGCGAAGACCAAGTCCAAAGGATCATAAAGAAGTTGGTTAAAAAAGAAATTTTACTGGTCAGCAACCACAATAAAGCGAAGTACGATCAGACCAACTGGTATGCCTTCAAAGATGAGGCAAAATACCTTCCCGCCATAGAGAAAACGCGAAATCGCGTAATCGACGACGCGGAATCGCGGGATTCATTCCGCGAGATCGCGGAACCTATACCAGATTCTTTAACAGATACTGAAAACAAGAAGACTGTTTGTCCGGAAGCCCCCCTGTCGGGGTCTTCGGTCTCAAAAGTCGTTAAGATGACTTCTGACAGAAAAGAGATCATAATCCGCCAGGACGACATCTTTAGGCAGGCGATTGCCCAGCGCAAGGACTGGACGACGGCGGAAATCATGCAAGCCTGGGAAGCCTTAATCGAGACCGAGGGGGTTGTCAACTGCGGCTTTGGGTTTGTAGAGGGGACGATCAAGAACATGCGAGTGAAAAATAGATTTGACAAGATGTCAAAGAAAACGAACAAAGCACACGAGGTACGATCATGGAATACAGGAGTGATTCAGTCGGTGGAAGATTGCGAAATCCCTTCGGAGATAGATTTGACCAAGCTTCTCTAGCTAAGCTCAGGTTCTCAAAAGAAGACGCTCAGGCGATGTCAGATTGGCTAAAGGGGAAAAGGGACTTCTTAGTCTTTACAGGCAATCCTGGCTGCGGGAAAACCTATTTTTGCGCGGCTGTATGGAATCACAATCGCCAGCACAAAGTGTTTGAAACGGCAAGGGCCTGGAAGGAGTCAGAGCTGCTTGGCCGCCTGCGAACCCAGATGAACAACGGGCGCGATTATCTTGAGGATGCGAAAGAAATGTGCGACGACGAGCTTGTAATTATAGATGATATTGGAAGCACTGGGGTTAATGATTGGAGAAACGAAGTTTATTTCACAATTATTGACTATAGATCTTCTACCAGAAAGCCAACTATTATAACGACCAATCTTAATAAAGATCGGTTAGCCGTGGACGTGGGGACTCGTGTCTATAGCCGGATCATGGCCAAAGAAAATACTTTTATTGAAATGCAGGGGAAAGACTTGCGAATGTTGGGGCTTTGATATGGATGAAAGGGTTCGAAACAGACTTATTTACATGACGCTTCTTTTTCAAAGAGAAATAACACCAGACGAATATTACGAGATCGAAAATGTTTACGAACGGATGCAAAAGGAAGGGTATCTAGATGAGCGAATGGCTCCCGATTACAGAAGCGACTAAGCTTGATTATTACAAAGTTCTTTTTGATGGAGGGGGCGAAGCAATCGCCTCCCTAACTCCGCGAGGATGGGTATTGATAGAACAGAGCGTCAGCGTCGGGAAAGATGCCGATATTGTGGCCTATAAACATCTTTCTAAGGCCGACAAAGAGAAAATAAAGTTTAATATCGAGCGCGGCAAGAAAGGATTCTTTTGAGAAGGCGAGGCGGCCGAAAGGGAAGCTTACAATAAGGTGATGATCGATGCCTAAAAAGTGTACGAAATGTGGAAATGCGGTCAGCCTGGAATGGATCGATTCTGAAACTGGAATTAAACTTAGAGAAATCGATCAATGCAAAGATTGTTTTTTTGGAAAATATGAATATAAGCCAATCATTGAGCAAGTTGTTCTAAGAAATGAAAAGTAAATACGGCAACGAACCGCAGACCGTCGAGATTGAGGGCCAGCTCTACAAATTCAAGAGCCGCGCTGAAATGCGGTATAGTCTTTATTTGGAATTCCTGCGCAAAAACGGAGATATCCTAGAATGGTCTTATGAACCCGAGACATTTGCTTGGGCTAATAAGGCTGGCAACCGCGTGCTTTACAAGCCTGATTTTAAGGTGCTGGAGAAAATAGGACGCTCCCCCTGCGGGATGATCGAGGCAAGAAGAAGCTGGCACGAGGTCAAGGGATTCATGGACGCGCGATCTAAGGCCAAACTAAAGGGCTTTGCTAAGCATTTCCCAGATGAAAAGCTCGTGCTTGTGGATTCGGGGTGGTTCAAACGTAATACAAAAAAATTGAAAGGTCTGGTGCCAGGATGGGCTTGAGTAGATTACAAAATGATACCGACTGAATGTCTCCAAAAGTTCAAAAATGAAGACATGTAGACCAAAGATATCCACAAAACGTGAAAATCCGAGATGCAACTTCAGAATTGCAAGGTGATTTGCATCTATTCAGCTTTAGGCGTATAACCGTTTAGCATTGTAACTCAGAGGGTTCTATGCAGCATTTCTGGGGCTTAATATTCGTGCTGGTCGTCATGCTAGGATTCGGTGTCTGGTATGTCATGAAGACTGCGAAAGACAAAAGCGGCGGCCCTCCAGCGCATCCTTGAACTATACGGTTTTTCCGTATAGTTGACCATTTGAGGCCATGAACTTTTAAGGTTTTATGTACGATTGGATTATGATTTTAATCGCCGCTGCTAGTACTTTAGCTTTTTTACTCTACATGAGGAATTGATACGGGGCTATTTGTCCTTGGATTTCTCTCGCCAATGCAGTCGAGTATGTTCGCAGATATCAAGCACTTCTAAATTTTCAATACGATTATCATGCCTGTCGTGGTTTTTGTGGTGTACATGCTCGCGACTATTTAGTTTTCTGCCCAAAAAGGTCTCCATAATATGACGATGTACATGCTTTCGGATGCCATTTACGTATATTCTTAAATACTTTTTTAATGGCGCAGGCGATGTTTGGCTTTCTGTGTAACATTTTTGCGAGCAAAACTTTTTCGTGTGTATTCGAGAAGGAGATATGAAAAATGATTTTTTGCAAAGATAGCAATTTATTTTCAAATTTGCGCTGTTTGCTGCTTTTTTGCCCGTAATAGTTTTAAGTCTTTTTGGTTCGCGATCTTTTTTTGTGATGTGCCATAAGCATTTTCTTGAACAGCATTTTGCTATATCTTTTCGATAGTCTCTGACATAAAATATTTTCTGACAAAATAGACAGGTTTTGGTGATCATATGCCTTTAAAAAAGGGAACAAGCCGGAAGGTTCAGTCTGAGAATATAAAGGAACTTGTGAATTCTGGGTACAAGCAAAAGCAGGCCGTTGCAATATCTTACGCAGAAAAAAGAAAGTCTAAGAAAAAGAAATAATCCCCCATGCCCTTTGCATAGGGGCGGCCCTTCTATAACCATTCAGATGTTGGCCGAAAGCGCGAGAATTTATCATGTCAATTTCAGTTGGTCAACTGGTCAAAGAATTGGATAGGATCAAAAGGGCCAAAGCCAAATTGCTAGATGAGGCTGAGAAGCTAGAATTGCGTGAGTTTGCTATCGTAGAGGAGCTGCATAAGTTCTACAACTCCCCCGTAACCAATGATTGCGAGATCGTGATCGTTTTAAAGAGGCCATTATGAAAAAAGATGACACCAAGTTTATTGAATATTTCCCTCCACCTTGGAATCCCAATGAATTCCCAGAAAAGACACAGGGCTGGCTAGCATTTCAAGACGCAATGAGAAACGATCCAGAATTCTATAACCCTTCAAACTGGTCGTAGAAAGGCAGCAACTCGACTAGATCCCAAGCCTCCGACACATCGCTATCATCACCCAAAAACTTCTTAATATCCTCAAGCGTTTGAAACATGGGATACCTCGCCTGTTCGTGTGAATTCTGCAAATCTCGTTTCAATCTCTTTGTGTAGATAGGGAAACAAAGCCTCGATTACATGCAGGAATGTCTTATCTACTAGCCCTTCAGAGGTAAGCCATACCTCCTCCATTAAAACGGCGGTAGCATTCCAGGTTCCATGTTGTATAATTAAATCTATAAGTTGACAATACTTTTTAGGCGTGTCTACCCAAAAATCAACTATCGCTTCTGCCAATTCTTGCTTTAAATGATCTTTAAGAACTACCATCTGGCTGCCTTTTGGTTAAGGTATATGTTTCGTTTGCCCTGCAAGTCGCATTGCAGGGTTTTTTATTTACTGCCTAGCTATGTTCCTGACTTTCAGTTCCTCCAGGTTGTAATAGCAAGCCTTTCCATTTGTAGCCACTTTAACTACGGTGGCATGGCTTAAATTTCTGTCTCTTATCTGTTGTTTGCATAGGATCAAGCAGCTTAATGCGTTGCCCACATGCAATACTTCGGCTTTCACATCTCGATCCAATAGTTCGATTTCGTATGCTTGCATTGTAAATCCTGTTGTCGTAGTCTAAAAAAGATTTGCCCTCCCCATGGTTGGTAATTCGTGTGAGTATCCCCCTTAGCCCTTTAGCGCGAACTAGAGGGCTTTTTCTATTTTATGCCAGAGGTTCATTCCTCTCTCCTCTGCCTGTTTTAGATATTCATAGGCTGTATCCGATCGCTCTTCTTCCAGATAGTGCAATGCGCACCGAATCTCTATATTGAGCTGTCTTACTTCTTCAATTAGATCCATAGTACCTGTCCATTGCTGTTTGAATTGGGTCGTAATCTTCATCCTCGTCTTCCATCTCTGGCTCTTCGCATACGCAATCTTCATCTGCTAATTCTTCCTCCTCGCTTTCGCAAGGAGGGTCTAGGCGTTCGTTGTATAGGAAATTCATATTGTCCTCTTGGTTACTATTCCACAAATATGCCATATGCCCACATTATATCCAAGCCATTTCAGAAAAAAAGAATTTCTGTACACAAGATACAGAGAGAAATTGTATAAAATATTTTGTAAACAATGAGGGTATATGGCTAAGAAAATGCATCACAAAGAAGAAATGCACCACGAGAAGCATGAGAAGAAGGCCCACCACAACAAAGATGGGCATGGCAAAGTCGCAAAGAAAGCTAAAGTGGCTTCTAAATAGGTCGTTATGGACAAAGCTATACGTAAAATTGAACGAGACACCAAGAAGGTCTCTGGTGAGCTAAAGTCTCTTGAAAAAG